GATAGCTAAAAATCGTGGAATCAAATTAACCTCACGAAGAAATAGCGATGCGAATACAGTGCGTTACTGGAGAGTTAAATGAAAAAATTTAACATCACGCTGGAAGAGACCATACGTAGGCGCGTGCAGGTCGAGGCCAAGAACGAGGAAGAGGCTAGGTTCGCTGCCGAAGATGGTAACGGTAGTTACCTAGAACTGCCGAGGGTTGTGCGGTGTGAAATACAGCAGGTGCTTGAGGTAGAGGAGCAGGGGTAGTGGATCTCATAACACTGGACTTTGAGACTTTTTACGACAAAGACTTTTCGCTCACAAAAATGACAACTGAAGAATACATACGAGATTCTAAGTTTGAAATAGTAGGTGTAGGTGTAAAGGTCAATAATGGGCCGACAGAATGGGCTAGCGGCACTCATGCAGAGCTTGCGGAGTATCTTGCTGAGTTTGATTGGGCTTCCAGTATGGTTCTGGCACACAATACTATGTTTGATGGTGCTATCCTTTCTTGGCTGTTCGGCATTAAACCTAAAGTATGGGCTGATACTCTATGTATGGGACGAGCCATACACGGAGTCGAAGTCGGCGGCAGTCTCAAAGCCTTAGCTGAACGGTACGGTGTGGGGGAAAAAGGCACTGAGATACTAAACGCTAAAGACAAACGCCGTGAAGATTTTACTGATGAGGAGTTAGACCGTTACGGTGACTACTGCATCAATGACGTTGAGCTTACCTATAAGCTGTTTGGCATTATGGTGCGGGGTTTTCCTAAACAAGAACTCAAGGTCATAGACTGCACGCTGCGTATGTTCATACATCCGTTACTAGTTCTGGACTCGTGTTTGTTGTCCCGCCACCTGAAAGATATTAAGAACCGTAAGGATAACTTGTTATCAGAAGCAGGGGTGACCGATAAGAAAGACCTGATGAGCAACGAGAAGTTTGCAGAACTGCTACGTTCCAAGGGTGTAACACCTCCTACCAAGATCAGTATGACCACTGGCAAAGAAGCCTACGCATTCGCTAAGACCGATGAAGCGTTCAAGAGCCTTGGAGCGCACGAGAATCCAGAAGTGCAAGCGTTGGTAGCTGCACGATTGGGCAACAAAAGCACATTGGAAGAGACACGCACCCAGCGGTTTATAGACATCGCGGAACGCGGAACTCTGCCGGTTCCTGTGAGGTACTACGCAGCGCACACTGGTCGGTGGGGTGGGGATGACAAGATCAACCTACAGAATCTACCGAGCCGTGGGCCTGACGGTAAGATGTTAAAGAGGAGCATCGTCGCACCCGATGGCTACACACTAATTGACTGTGATTCGTCGCAGATTGAGGCGCGTGTGTTGGCATGGTTTGCGGGGCAGGATGATCTGACTAAGGCGTTTCGCAAGAAAGAGGATGTCTACGTCAAGATGGCTGCAAGAATTTATGACGTACCAGAAGACCAAGTGGACAAGCAACAACGGTTTGTTGGTAAGACCACAATACTTGGGGCTGGCTACGGCATGGGTGCAGTTAAGTTTCAAACACAATTGGAATCTCTTGGAACTTACATACCTCTTGACGAAGCGCGACGGATCATCAATATATACCGTGACGCCAACTGGAAGATAAGCCACCTGTGGCGTGAGGCTCAGAATATGGTTGCCCATATGGAGCGTGGTGACACACTTGAGTTTGGTAAAGAAGGTGTGGTTGAAGTATTGGGGGATCGTTCCGCCATACGTCTACCTTCTAACCTGTTAATGCGTTATGACGATCTACAGGGTGAGCAAGGTGAGCGGGGTATAGAGTACACCTACAACACACGCCGAGGTCGGACGCGGATATACGGTGGCAAGGTGATAGAGAACACCTGCCAAGCTCTTGCACGCTGCATCATCGCTGAACAGATGTTGTTAATTGCTAGACGCTATCGTGCGGTGTTGACAGTACATGACTCAGTTATTGGGTGTGTGCCTATAGATGAGGCTGAAGAAGCCAAGCAGTACATTGAGAAGTGTATGAAGTACGTGCCCAAGTGGGCAAAAGGACTGCCACTTGATTGTGAGAGTGGTGTGGCTAAAGCATACGGAGACTGTGAATAGTGGATCTACACCGCGACGATGTGGTGCTGCCACTGGGTTCCTATGGGCATCGTTTGATATGCCCTGTTTGCAACGGTGAAAACCTACACCAACAAGCTGTGGGAGTTTATCACCACACCCTTGACGATAACCGAGGGGTTTTAATTACTCCAGACGGAGAATGTATAGCTCACACAAACGTACACGCAAACATTCTAAATCCTTCTGGTGATAGGGAAGGCATGCGGGTTAATTTTTGGTGCGAAAGTGATTGTAAAGTGCCTGACTTGTTGCTGTATCAACACGAGGGAACTACATTTATAGAGTGGGATTTTGAGTCACAAGAGCGTAGTTTGTTATGGGATAACGAGTAATGAGCGTAGCACCGTGGTCGTTCAGCAAGATCAAGGCATTTGAGCAATGCCCTAAGCAGTTCTACCACGAGAAGATACTCAAGCAGTACCCGTTCAAGGAGTCTGAAGCCACACTGTATGGAACAGCTTTTCACGAAGCTGCGGAAGAATACATTCGTGATGGTGGCGAACTAGACCCACGGTTCAGCTATGCACAGAAGACGTTAGACGCACTGAACGCCAAGAAGGGCGAGAAGCTGTGCGAGATAAAGATGGGCCTGACTGAAGACCTAGAGGCATGTAGTTTCTTTGCGCGTAACGTGTGGTTTCGTGGTATCGCGGACTTATTGATACTAAATAGAGAAGATAAACTGGCTTGGGTCATTGACTACAAGACAGGTAAGTCGGCAAGATATGCAGACAAAGGGCAGCTAGAACTTATGGCGATGGCTACCTTTAAGCACTACCCCGAAGTAGAGACTGTTCGGGCTGGTTTACTGTTTGTAGTGAGTAACGATTTAATACGAGACCGCTACGCAATTGAGGATGAGCAAAAGCTGTGGACTAAGTGGTTGAATAAATACAATGATATGGAAACAGCTTTTGAGAACGATACGTGGAACCCTAACCCAAGTGGCCTGTGTAAAGCATGGTGCCCAGTGCTAGAGTGCCCACACAACGGGAAGAACTAATGCCGTATAAGAACAAAGCAGATCGCAAGAAGCAGAAGAACCCACCAGTGGGTAGTGCTGCACATGAAGCTCGTATGGAACGGCAACGTGCTAGACGCGCTATGGATAAGGCGGGGCGTGATGCGAATAAGGACGGTAGGGCTGACAAGCGTGAGGGGAAGGACGTTAGCCATAACAAGATGCTCAGTAAAGGGGGCACCAATAAACACGGTGTCCGCATAGAGAGCGCCAGTAAAAATAGAAGCCGTAATGGTAAGAGACCAAAGCGGACGCGATAAGACCAAGGTATATCCTACCTGTTTAGCACTCCCCGCCAGTGTGGTCGAAGGCGGGACTTTTTTGAATGACTGCACGGAGTGACTACCCACCCCCCTCCACTTCGTGATCCAGCACGTTCCCGTCCGTGTAGTCGAAGGCGGGACTAAAAAGGAGACAACGTGCAAGTTATAGACAATAGGGCTTTACTACTGAAGTTACGCCAGCCCGAAAAGGTAACCAGTGTTATACCTAAAAGTAAGTTGTTACCTGATAACCGAGTGCTGGTTAACTGGGGTATCGAGGAAACACACGTACTAAAAAACTTAAACATTAAAGCACCCTCTCCCATCGAAGCTGAGTACGAGTGGACAGGAAAGTATGAGCCGTTTGACCATCAAAAAACGACAAGTGCGTTCTTAACATTAAACAAAAGAGCTTTTTGCTTTAACGAGCAGGGTACTGGCAAAACCGCCAGTGCTATCTGGGCAGCAGATTATTTGATGAACAAAGGTAGGGTGAGCAGAGTATTAGTTATATGCCCGTTGTCGATTATGGATTCTGCGTGGCGGCAAGACTTGTTTACCTTCGCCATGCATAGATCGGTTTCAATTGCATACGGCAGTTCAAAGCAACGCCGAAAGATAATAGAGGAAGGCGCTGAGTTCGTCATAATTAATTACGATGGTGTTGAAGTTGTTAGGGATGTTATCGAAGAGGGTGGGTTTGACTTAATTATCGTAGACGAAGCCACGCACTATAAGAACGTGCAAACTAACCGCTGGAAAACATTAAACAGCCTCATAACTGGTTCTACGTGGGTGTGGATGATGACCGGAACGCCCGCTGCACAAAGTCCACTGGATGCATTTGGATTAGCTAAGATCGCAGACCCCAAATCGGTGCCAAGATTTTTTGGCACTTTCCGCGATCAAGTTATGAGTAAAGTAAGCCAGTTCAAATGGGTGCCGAAGCCCGAAGCTACAGAAATAGTATTCAGTGCTTTGCAACCAGCGATACGGTTTACCAAAGCCGAGTGTCTAGACTTACCGGAGATTGTTTACACACACCGTGAGGTCGAGCTTACAAGACAGCAGCAGAAGTACTACAAAGAATTGAAAGATAAGATGGTGATGCAAGCAGCAGGAGAACAAATCTCTGCGGCAAACGCTGCCGTTAACCTCAACAAGCTACTGCAAATATCAGCAGGGGCCGTGTATACAGATGAAGGCGAGTCTTTAGAGTTCGACATCAAACATAGATATAAGGTGTTACGTGAGGTTATCTCTGAGGCGAGCAAAAAAGTTTTGGTATTTGTTCCGTTCAAGAACGTCATAGATGTGCTTGTGGATAAGCTACGGCAGGACGGTATAACCACAGAAATGGTTCGTGGTGATGTGACTGCAAGCCAACGCACTGAGATATTTAAGCAGTTCCAGCAAACCTCAAACCCACGCATTCTGGTAATACAGCCACAAGCTGCGGCACATGGGGTCACGCTAACCGCTGCCGACACTATTGTTTGGTGGGGGCCAACTTCTTCCGTTGAAACCTATGAACAGGCTAACGCCCGTATCCATAGACAGGGCCAAGATCACAAATGCACAGTGATTCAGTTGGCAGGATCTCTCGCTGAAAAGCGCGTCTACTCACTTCTAGATAATAAATTACACACCCACACAAAAATTATTGATCTTTACAAAGAAATTGTTGCATAACTAACAAAACAATAGCAGAATGCGTTTCTCGCTTTTAGGAGATTCGTATGGGCGATGCAATAAACGTAGATAAGCTAACAAAAGTTTATCTGAAAATAAAAGAACAACGAGAAGAGTTGTCGAATAGGTATAGGGAACAGGACGGTCAGCTAGAAGATCAACAAAACACGATTAAAAGTGAATTGTTGAAGCATCTGCAAGAGCAGAACATTGATTCTATCAGGACACCCAATGGCACCTTTTACCGCAGTGTTAAGACGAAGTATTGGACTTCTGATTGGGGAAGTATGCATGAGTTTATACTGGAGCATGGCTTGCCCGATCTTCTGGAGAAGCGGCTACATCAAACAAATGTGCGGACGTTTCTTGAGGAAAATGAAGATCTGCTGCCGAAAGGTCTGAACGTCGATAGCGAATACTCGTTATCAGTTCGGAGACCTAAGAAATGACAGATCCATTAGTGCCAATCGAAAGCGTTGCTCAGCACTTAAAGGTGTCAATATCAACCATTCGTATGTGGGTGAGGCGGGATATAATTCCTGCAAATAGTTACGTGAAGATAGGGAAGACTTACAGATTTTCGCTACCGGACGTTACGTTTGCGTTGCTTCGCTACGATGGTGGTATTGATGAAGCCGAAGAAGATTTGGATGATGATCTGTGAGAATCAGCATCCGTGGGGGTTACTTCTCTGGGCCACCAGAGCTAGATGCGTACTGCACACAAATGAGTGCGGTAATCGTCCATGCCTCTGGAGTTCACAGAAGTTACTTCGCTGGTGAGTACCAACCAGAAGGTAATCAGTTACCTGCATGTTGGTCAACGGATACTGAGAGGCCAGCGTTACAAGTGCCAGCGGCTACTCGCCAATCTGGTAGGTGTATCGACTGCTCTCAGAATATACGTGGATCGGCAATAGGTGGTAATGGCAGAGCGTGTAGGTTCTTTCAGCTTTTAGCGATTGCTTTTGAGCATGACCTAAACACTGTACATAGACTGCAAGTTCCGTCAGCAAGCATCTTTGGTAAGAGCAACAGTAACATGTCGCTTGAAGCCTACTCGCGCTTTTTGGCTAGACACGGAACGCCAAGCGCAACGGTAGTAACAAAAATTTATTTTGATACTACAAGTAACATGCCTCGTTTGTGCTTTGCACCGTCGAGAGCATTGCGGACGGAAGAGTTAGACGTTGTGCGTGAGGTCATTACTCGGCCCAGCACCCTCAACACAATTATGTTTGAGGTTGTAGACCACACACAATCCCCTTTTCCGGTTAGTAAGGGTTTTGAAATTAAGGAGACATATCATGGCTGAAGCCAACTACATAATACCTAGCGCAGAAGCGTTATACCCAAAAATCGACCAAACTTATAGGTTTGACCAGACTGCAAATCGCTCGGTTCCTTGTGATCCTTTTGATGATAATGCAGCTTACGAGTTGAATTTTAAGTTGTCAGAGCCTGAAGCCAAAAAATTATATAAGGCAATGAAGGCTTACTATCTTGAGAGAAAAGAAAAGAGTTGGCCTGACAAGTTCCCGCTGCCTTTCAAGAAACAAGAGGACGGTACTTATCAAGGTAAGACCCGACTAAAAGGTGCTTTTGGTAAAGATACCAGCCGCAAACCACTGTTAGTGGACTCTAAAAATACGCCGTGCGGTGATGACTTCAGACTCACTAGCGGCAGTGTTGTGAATATCTCTGTGACATTTGTTCCCTATAAGATCTCAGCTAGTAACTACGGTGTTAGCTTACGTATCAACGCTGTGCAGGTGTTGAAGTACGAGCCAATGAAAGCCAACAGCCCTTTTGCTGCTGTTTCTGATGGCTACGTGGCTACAGAAGCCAGCCCGTTCTCTCCTGCTCCCGAAGAACCTGTTACCTCTACAGAGGATGACGATGATGGTTTCGGGGATGAAGAAGATCTACCTCCCGTAGCGGAGCCAAAAAAGAAGATCGTCAAAAAGTCTGCTCCTGCACCTACAGACGCTGGCGATCTAAGTTCGATCATTGATGCTTGGGATGATGAAGACTAAGTTTTAATGGTCACTTCACCACGGCTAGGTAAGTGGTTAGCCGAAAAGAGTGACACATCTGCCTGTCACTTCTGCCGTGGTGTCTTTTTTAGGTGCATAAATGGATACAAAATTATTTTTAAGGAGCTTGCTGCCCCCTAAAGGAATCTATGTTTTATTGTGTATTGACTCTGGAGCAGGTTCTCTTGAGCAAACTTCTTACACAGACCTAGATGATTTTGAGAGTGCCGCTAAAAAAGCTGATGATGCGGGGCTAGACGTATATTTTGCTCTTAGTACTTTTTGCAAAGAGAACACACGTAAAGCCGCAGACGCAACATACATACAGAGCTTCTTTTTAGATTTAGATTGTGGGGCTGACAAGCCACACGCTACACAGGTAGACGTAATTCAAGAACTACAAAGTTTCTGTGCAGCAACTAAATTACCAAAACCACTTATAGTTAGTTCTGGTAGAGGTGTACACGCCTATTGGATGCTACGTGAAGCGGTGAGCGTTGTTGATTGGAAACCTGTGGCGCAGAGACTAAAGAATCTATGTGCAGAACATAAGTTTGAAATAGACACCAGCGTTCCCGCAGATGCAGCTAG